GCCAGTTTGAGACGCCGTGGCCGTAGGTGATGCTGTCTCCCACGCAGGCGACCTTGAGCTGGCCGGGCTGGGGTTCATCGTCCTTCCGCTGTCCCGACAGTCCGTTCAGATAGAGATAGGCATAGCCCGCGCCCAGAAGCGCCGCGGCGCCCAGAGCTGAATACAGTACGATACGCACCCATTTTCTTCGCAGCATGGTGGACCCTCCCGGAAATATTTGCTTTTGTTTCTCTTATTATACGGCCTTAGACGGGTTTCCGCAAGAAATATTATGGGTGTTTTCTCAAAGCGTAGAGTTTAATATTAAATGCGAAAGAGGTTTAAACCTCTTCCGCATTTATTTTTTTATATCTCAAGGCGCGGAAAATGTCAAAAAGGTGGTGAAAGCATGGCGGGAAAATACAGATATTTAACCTTTGATGATCGGAAAAAAATCGAAGTGTGGCACGCCCGCGGAGATCGCCCGCTTGAAATAGCCGCGCGGCTGGGAGTGCATACGGCAACGATCTACAACGAATTGAAGCGCGGCTATACCGGGGAGTTTGACGAAGCCCAATGCGAAAAGTACAGCGCGGAGCGGGCACAAAAGACGGTGCAGGGAAATTTCAAGCGCAGGGGCCGCAAGGCCGCGTCAGTAATGAAGGGAGGTTAAAGCAATGTCAGAATTTGAAAGGATAACGGCAAGCCCTGAAACTCTGGGCAAGTTCCTCGGTTCTTTGCCCTGCATTGAAGGCCCTTGGGATGAAGCGTTTCAAAAACAGTTTTGCTCAAAATGCGCCGCTTTAGGCTGCGACGTTTGCGCCAACGAGGTATACCGGAATAATCCGTCGTGGTGGTTGACACAGACGGTCGCAGAAGAGGAAGGGGCGCGCAAATGAGCCTTTGCAGGGCGTGTAATCGCCTTATCAGTTGGGCGCATATGCCAAGCGGACGTTATATTCCCTTTGATCCCGATCCCGTTTTCGTGATCGAGGGCGACGGGAAAGACCGCTTTGTAACGGAGGACGGCGAAGTTTTCATTGGACGTGTTGCCCGTCCGGAAGAGGAAGACTGTAACCTTCCCGTTGCATTTGTCCCGCATTGGAGGACTTGCCCTTACGCCGGAAACTTCCGCAACAAAGGAGAGGGTGAAAAGCGTTGATTAAACTGTTGATCGGCGGATCACCATGCACCCTTTGGAGCATAGCGCAGAAAAAGAATCGGGAAACCAGGCCGGAGGGGTTAGGGTGGGAAATGTTCCTGAATTTCCTGATAGCCTTGGTTAAATACTATCCGGATTATTTTCTGTACGAAAACAATAAATCTATGTCCAAAGCTATTCGCGAGGAAATTACACGACGGTTTGGGTTTGAACCGATAGGGATAAATTCATCCAAGGTGTCCGCGCAGAACAGGCAACGGCTGTATTGGGCCGGGAAGCGCGAGGCAGACGGTACATACAGCCGGGTGGACGTGGAACAGCCGGAGGATCGCGGCATCCTGCTCCGGGACATTCTGGAAAGCGGCGTTGTTTAGCGGGAAAAGGCTTATACGCTGCGGGCCTCGCACGGGCCGCACGGAGGGATGTCCTCCGTGATAAAGACCATAAAAGAGCCTGGAAAATTCAGTTTTAACGGCGTAGCGGAGCCTGTCCGGATCGGCACCATTGAGAGCGAGGCAAAGAACGCGGAATTCGACAGTCAACAGTACCGGGTATACTCCCCGGACGGTAAGAGCGTGACCCTGTGCGGCCAAGGCGGAGGCGTGGGGGCTAAGACGGGGCTGTATGCCGTGCCTGTTAACTTAAACCGCGCCGTACCCGTGGCTTTTGATGAAGCGGGACAAATGACAGTGGAGCTTGAGGGCCGGAGGCGTGTTATCTATGAAGTCCGGAGCGGGCTTATCACCATTAAGGGTGAACAATATCCTATTAAACTGCTCGACGGCTTCTACATCATCCGCAAGCTTACGGTCAGGGAATGTATGCGGCTGCAGACCGTCCCTGAGGAATATATTTTCCCAGTCAGCGACACGCAGGCGTACAAGATGCTGGGCAACGGGTGGACGGTGGACGTGATCGCCCACATCATGAGCCATTTTGAGGGTATCGACACTGAGCCTGTTGAGGTGCTGTCCATGTACGACGGCATGAGTTGTGGACATATCGCTTTGGACAAGCTGGGGGCGAAGGTAGTTCGGTATTACGCCACGGAGATTGACAAGTATGCCGTTCAGACTACCCAGGCCAATTACCCGGATACGGTACAGCTTGGGGACGCGTTTCAGGTTCGGCAAAACGATTGGATATTAAATTCTGTATAACGCATAAGGAAAGGAGCGGGACACATGAAAACGAAAAACACTTTCCCTGACTGGACAGGGATAGCAGGGCGGATCATCACCCGCAACGGAGAAGAAGGCAAGCACCCTGTTTGGAGGGCATACGATCAGGACGTAGCGGACAACTTCCTCGCCCTCCGTGTGTCGCTGGAAATTACCGGGGGGTCAACCTTGTTCGAGACATTCAATAGCGAAGAGGAACACGCCGCCGCGCAAAAGGAAGCAAGTCGCCGGGTCACCTGGAAGAATGCGCTTAGCTTTGCCGAACAGATGTGGCGGGCCGCACCGCACCGCGAATACATCGTTTTGTTCATGCCGGAAAGCAAGGCCACAGGGCGGGAAAGAATCTGCATATACCAGCGGTTGTCACCCTATCCGGCAACAGGAAAGGCGGCGCAATGATGGACAAGCCGAAGTCCCTTTACCTTGTGAAAAATTCAAGCGGGCGCACGCTTCACGTTTGGGCCGTGTCCAGCGATCAGGCAAAGCGGATTTTCTGTAAGGAATACGCGATTCACCCCGGCGACTATTGGTGCGGTCTGTCCACGCTGTCCGCCCGGAAGTTGAAGCCGGAAGAGGTCAAAGCGTGGGAAGCCAATGCGGAAGCGGAGCGGGACACGTTGGTTTTCATCCGCAGAATGCTGGAAATCAGCGTGAAAGCCTGCGCCTTCCAGCAAAAGTAATACAGGCCGAAGGGGGAGCTTTCAAACTATGGATTATTACATAGCTTCCGTTAGTTGGGGCAAGGATAGCTTATATATGCTCCTTCGGCTGATTGAAGAAGGCGCGCCGCTAAATGAAGTCGCCTTTTATGATACCGGAATGGAATTTCAAGCCATTTATGACACGCGGGACAAGGTTTTGCCCATGCTTGCGGAACGGAATATCAAATATACCGAATTTTCAAGGAACAGGCCGTTTCTATACGATATGTTAGAAAAACCCGTCAATGGGAAAAACGGCTTTCACTTGGGATATTCATGGTGTGGAGGTAGCACCCGCTGGGGAACATCTGAAAAAGAACGGACGTTAGATGCAAACGCAAGGGAATACAGCAAGAAAGGTTACAATGTGTTCCAATATGTTGGAATTGCCGCAGATGAACCAAAACGCCGCGTTGAAAGATTGCCGCCGTGGAAGATCACGCCGCTTGTCTCATGGGGAATAATCGAAGCCGAATGCCTGCAAGGTTGCTATGAACGCGGGTTTGAATGGCTTGAAAAAGGCTTCCGGCTATATGACCTTTTAGATCGTGTTTCGTGCTGGTGTTGCGCAAACAAGAATTTGAAAGAGCTTCGGAATATTTACATTCACCTTCCGGAATATTGGGAGCAGCTAAAGGAAATTCAGAGGCGCACGGATCGTCCCATGAAGGGGGGCGGAAAGAGCGTGTTTGACCTTGAAGAACGATTTTTTGAAGAGCTTAAACAAGAAGAGCAAAATAAACAGATATCGCTATTTGATTGAAAGCCATACGAAAGGAGCCATTCAAACTATGTCAAAGCAGGACAAGCAGGCGGGCGGCGGGGCCTTCCCCGCCCCGCTGGAAATCCTCAAGTGCAAGGAAGGCAACAAGGAGTTTATGAGGGAGCGGCCCGCGCGGAAGCCTTACGGAAGCCTTTTCCGGGTGTGCAAATTCAACCTTGAAAATGTGGACGAAGATTATGCCCGCCTGGTGTGGAAGATGGCAAAGAAGACCGCAAGGGACTTTTTACGGGTAACGTGGAACACAACCGCCATTGTGAAGGCGGAGCCGAGGGAAAACGCCGTGTGCGTGTATTGTAATTGCTGGGGGAGGCGTGAAAAGTGACTTGTCGTCTATGCCCATATATGAAAATGTATGCACGGGCAAAGCGCAACGGCAACAACGGCGGCAGGCCGCGGGGCCTGTGCGAATGCAGTCATAAGGACGCACAGAAGACTTTTGAAAGGATTTTCCCGAAAAGCCCCCGTCAACCTGGCTTCATTGGCTATACCGATTTGGGCGGCAATGCGCCGAAACTCAAGACCTCCCCGCGCTGGTGTCCTTTACGGTTTTCCAGCCTGGAACGCAAAGGGGGCGGCGGCAATGAAGATTGAAAACGGCAAAATTACCCGTGCCACGGAAGCGGAGCTTTACGAATACTGGCTGCGCTCTGATTGGTGTGAAATCATGTGTTTTAAAGAGTATATGCGCCGCTGTTCGGAGGCTGGCACGGAGATCATACAGGAAGGAGGCGGCAGCGCATGAAAATAAAGAACATTGCCGCGATCTGCAAAAAACGCAAGCGGGTCAAGCTTTTCAAGAAGTACAACAGCGACGGGGACTTGCTGGCGCAGTACATAAGCGACGGTGCCGCGGCATATCCCGTCTGCGGCCTTCCGGAGTTGGACGAAGAAGGCGTTTTGACTATCTTTGACGTTCCGGAGATTGACCGCGAAAAATGGTATGTGGAATGCGATCCAATACCAGACGGAATTAACCTTACGGACACAGACGAAAACGAAAGCCCGGTCAAAAACAGCAATTTTTCCATTGTTTTCGATGGCAAGATACTAAAGCCCATAAGTACGCGCCGGGGGATGATCTTCATAGACAGCCGCTATTTATCGCCCTTGGCGGACGTGCTGGACGTGTTGGAGCTGTACGAGCGGGCGACGCCCTCCGGAACACCGTATATTGCGGCAAAAGCGGGCCTGCTGCTTCAAGCGGCTATTATGCCGCGGAATGTTATCAATGCGGATTTTGTGGAACAGTTGCAAGAGCTTGCGCGGCAATGCGCTGTTTCCCTTGACCTGCGGGAAAGGGAGCAGGCGCAGGCCGTGGGTGAGCCTGAAAAGGACATCTTCGACATTATAGACGAAATGGTGGGCAACGGAGGGGAGGCAGGCGAAGCATGAACAAAGCATTAAAAATTAAATTATTCTCATTTCGCGGGAAACACCTTGACCATAACAAAAGGCTCAAGTGCCTGGAAACCGTAACATTGGAAGGAGGCGCACAGCGTGGGCATGATAAAGCGGGTAAAACCGAAGCGCGAAGCCCCCGCCTTTTGGATAGAAAAGCGGGGTCACAGTTACATAGCATACCAGACATTCATAAACGCCGTTTTGGGCATTGCTTCCCCCTCACTTATGAGTTGTTGGGAATGGTACAGCCACAGCCTGAAACAGATATATGAGGGCAAGAAATTTTGAAAGGAGCTATTCAAACTATGGAAGATTTGAAACTAAACAGCTTCGCGGCGGCGGTGCATGAAAACGCCGTTGCGCATGGCTGGTGGGAAGAGGAATGCGGTTTGCCGGAAGTGCTCATGCTTTGCGTTTCGGAGCTTGCGGAGGCGTTGGAGGAATACCGGAGCGGGCGGCCTATGCTTTATTTTCCCTGCAATGCTGGCGGCGTTTGCTGCGAGGAAGACGGAAGCGCACATTGTGGAAGTCGCCCATATAATCCGGAAGCACCGGACGCGCCTTGTTCGGCGCGGAGCAAAAAGCCGGGTGGTGTGGCGGTGGAATTGGCGGATTGCATTATGCGCATTTTGGACTATTGCGGCCACACCGGAATTGACATTGAAGAGGCGATCCGGATCAAATACGAATACAACAAAACCCGCCCTTATCGCCACGGCGGGAAGAAGTGTTAAGCGTGCGGCCGCCCGCCGAAGCAAAACCCGTCTTGAAGTATGCTGGGGCAAAATGGAGGCTTGCAAACTGGATCAGCGAAAATTTACCACCGCATGAAATCTATCTTGAACCATTCTTCGGATCGGGCGCGGTATTCTTCCGGAAGGCCCCGGCACGGCTGGAAACCATAAACGACGTTGACGGAAACGTAGTCAATCTCTTTCGTGTGTTGCGGGAACAGCCGGAACAGCTGGCGGCAATGATCCAATTAACTCCATGGGCGCGGGATGAATATTATTCTTCCTATGAAAAGACCGGGGAGCCATTAGAGGATGCACGACGTTTCCTTGTTCGCTGCTGGCAAGCCTTCGGGACAATGACGGCGGCGCGCACAGGCTGGCGGCACAGTGCAACGGGGCGTTCACCCGTCATGCCGCAACAGTGGAACAGCTTACCGGATCGGTTGCAGGCGGCGGCAATGCGGTTGAAAGACGCGCAAATAGAGAACATGGACGCGGTACAGCTGATAAAGAAGTACAACGATCCATGCTGCCTGATATACGCCGATCCCCCGTATTTACCGGAATTGCGCCGGAAGAACATATACGCCGCAGAAATGACGGTTGAACAGCACATACAGCTTTTAGAGGCTTTGGAGGCGCATTCCGGGTCGGTGGTTCTGAGCGGCTACGACAACAATTTATACAACGATATGTTGAAGGGCTGGCGGCGGGTTGAAAAACACGCCCTTGCGGAGCGGGGGCAGACACGGACAGAAGTGCTTTGGATCAAGGTTGAAGATAAAGGATTGTTCGGATTGGGGGAGGCGTTCACTAATGACGAATAGCGAAGCAAAGTCCGCCTTCCTTGCGCAACGGCCGATTGTGTATAACGGGATTGAATACCTTTATATTTCCGGCATTATTTATCGCTTGTCTGGCGGCAAAGTGTATATAGAGCTGGAAATGATGGACAAGTGCTTGCACAGCGTAACACGCGCCCCCGTGGAGCGGGTAAAGCTGACGGAAACAACCAGGGACTAAGGAGGGAAAATGTTTACGACTGGAACGGAAAGAGAAGATACAGCAACCGCGCAGGCCGCGCCGGACATATTGGACTTGAAGCCGTGCCGCTATTGCGGCGGACGCGGTGAGATCGTGAAGAAGCAGTTTTCCAGCTTTGAGCCGCGCCCACAGATCGTATGCCGCAAATGCGGGCTTACCACAAGGATATTTGCAACAGTGGAAGAAGCTGTTACATATTGGAATAAGTGAAAGGAGTTATTCAAGCATGGAAAAAGAATTAAAAACCGGAGAGGTCGGCAAGCTGGCCGCGGAAAGCCGCTTTACCTATGGCGGCATTGAATGGGTAGTGCTGGATTATAACCCACAGAAAAGGGCCGCGCTTGTGCTGGCTACGGACGTTTTGAAGACAGAAAGCGGCGAAACCCGCTATATCCCCTTCGACGAAGAAAACAAGAACGATTTTGCCGCGTCCTCTCTTCGGACATTCCTTAACGGCGAATTTCTGAATGAGCTGGAAGCGGCGGGCGCAGACAAGGAAGCATTCTTGCCGCTTGCCCTTGATCTTACGTCTGACGACGGTTTGAAGGACTACGGCATAGACCGCGTGAAGATAGGAATTTACACAGCACAGATTTACCGCGACTTCCGCAATATCATTCCTCCTGCGTCCGATTGGCATTGGACGGCTACGCCTTGGACTACTGCCCGCAACGGCCATTCGTACGGCGTGCGCATTGTCAATTCTTCGGGTGCGCTGAGCAGCGGCAGCGCGTGCGGCGGCTACGGGGGCGCGCGCCCGCTTTGCGCTCTTAAATCTGATACCTTGGTATCTTTTGATGAATCCGAAACAAAAACGCGTGTGCCGTCAATCGGTGAAATGCTTACACAGGCGATTATCAAGGGAGTGCAAGAGGCGTTTTCCGGTAAGGACACGGGCGGCGAAAATCCGGAAGAGGCCGCGCCCGCAGGCGCAGAAGATCAGCCCGCCACAGATCAGCCGGACGACGAAGCCGAGGCAAAAGCACTTTATGCCCGCTTTATTGCCCTGAAACGGGCAGGCTTCACGGAAGCACAAGCAATGGAGCTTGCTTCCGGTAAAGGGGAGTAAGGGCCACAGCAGGGACAAGGGCGGCGGACACGCGCCGCCGCCCTACATTATATATAAAGGAGGGATTCGCATGACGGCGTTTGAATTTATGGCTTCCGCCTTCTATATCCTTTTGGGTGTTATATGTCTTGTGGTGACGGCTGCGGCTGTCTATGGGGCAATAACCGGAATTTATAGGTGCTTCAAGGGTGAAAGAAATGGAAAAGGGCAGAAATAACACTTTCGACGAAACCACGCTTGCGGAATGCGCCCATACGATAGGGTATGACTTGGCGCGCGCAATAGCCGTTGTGAGTAATGCGTTTACCTGCGGCATAGCTGACGGCTTCGCAGACATGGCCGCGCCCGCGGACGGCGTGGAGCTGGTAAACGACGATACCGAAGAAGAGCCGCATATTAAAACAGATATCCGGGATTGCCGCGAGTGCTGGTGCGATACCTGCGCGAAGCTGGAAAGTTGCCAACGTCGCAGGGACGGCGCAAGGCCAAACGGAATACAGCCTTTTCCGTGTATAGGGTGCTTTAACGGTATGCGCTTCATGCCGCGGGCGGGGGCCGCGTGCGAAGAGTACGAAGAAATCGAAGGCTACAATAACGGGTAAAAGAAAAAGGCGGCTTGCGTTGCCTGCAAGCCGCCTTTTCCCCCTTCGCGCCGCCGCGAAGAAGAGCTATTCAAACTATAAACAGTATAGCACCGCGGCGGCAGAATGTCAATAATGCGCCTGCAATACGGCGCATTTACGGGCTTGTAATGGGTATTAAGAAATGGACTTAACAGCCGGAATGCCCTGGCGCTCAGTCTGACAACATTTCAATTCCCTTATGTCCGCTTCCGGAAGGGGAAACACCTTACGAAAGGCGGTGAATGATAATGCCGTATAGCGGTTCAAAATATGAATTTCTCTTTGACAGGTCGGAAGAGATTTCCGAAAACACATTTGAGCGGTTAAGGCACAGCAATGTTTTCAGATACCGCGCCCGCACGATCAAAGCGGGAAATACGTTGGAAGTAGAGATTTTCCCTATTTGGAGCACACAAAACGAGCTTCGCAGGGCAAAGAAGGTGTCTACGCGGGAAGCTCAGAAAAACTTGAATGACCGGAACGCAAAGAAAAAGCTGATCCGGAAAATCAATGCCAATTTCACCAGGGAAGACCTTTGCGTAACTCTTACATACAAGGACGGGTTTGTACCGGATGAAAAACAGGCGCGCCGGGATATACGCAATTACCTTCGCCGGGTACGACAATGGCGCAGGAAAAACGGCCTTCCGGAATTAAAGTATGTGTATGTGATCGAGTACGGCGGCGGGGACGGCAGGCGCAGGCGGGTTCATCATCATGTCATTATGTCCGGTATGGATCGGGACGCTGCCGAAACTCTTTGGCAGGGCCGCGGCTGGGCAAATTCCCGCCGCCTGCAACCGGACGATTACGGCCTTGAGGCCCTGGCCCGCTACATGGTGAAGGAGCCAAACGGCGGTAAACGCTGGGCGGCAAGCCGAAATCTTGTTGACCCTAAAATCACGGAGGCGGATACAAAGATCAGTAAGCGGAAGGTTGAACAGATGGCGGCAGATTTTGAGGACGCGCCCGCGGCGATCTTTGGCAAGCTGTTTCCGGATTACTCTTTCAACGATTGCGAAGTAAAGTATTCAACATACGTTGCCGGGGCGTATATCTACGCCCGAATGTGCCGCCGCCCGGAGCCGCCGAAGAAGGGAAAGAAGGTGAAGCGGAATGAAAATCGGGCTTGTTGATGTAGACAACATGAATAAAAAGCACGTTTCCTTCCCAAACCTTCCGTTGATGAAGCTATCCGCATACCATAAAGCCCGCGGTGACAAAGTGAAGTGGTGGATTGCGCTGGAAAAGTACGATCTTGTGTATAAAAGCAAAGTGTTTGACTTTTCGCCGGAGATTGAATACCCGATCTATGCGGATCGCGTAATTGAAGGCGGTTCGGGGTACGGGCTGGACAATCGTTTGCCGGACGAAGTGGAACATATCATGCCGGATTACTCTTTGTACCCGCAATTCAACGCGGCATATGGATTCTTGACGCGTGGTTGCCCGCGCGCCTGCCC